CCTGAAGATGACGGGAGTTTCTGTCTTGTCGTCGATCAGACAGGCAGCCGCGCGCATCCGATCTACATCGTTGAAATTGACACGACGACGAAGGTCAATCCTGTTGAGACTGTAGAGGTGGCGTTTTGACCCGCACGATAATGATAGCCCACGGCAGCGCAGCCGTTCAGGCCGCCCGCATCATTGCGGCGGCTGCGAGAGAGCGGGAGGAGTCCAATATATCTACACAAACATCGGACAGCCCGCCTGTTGCCGAGCAGCAGGTCGGCGAATGGCAGCCGATTGAGAGCGCGCCAGCAGTAGGAAGGAAGCGCCTCCTGTTCTTCACGAAAACAAGAATCGTGGTGGCTGGCTATCGCATCGCCAAGACAAGGCTAGTCGTCAGCGATTTCGGCAGGCAGATTCCGGCGACCCATTGGCAACATCTTCCCGCGCCACCAAGCCCCACTGCCACGCCCTAGCGCGCAGACGGGAAGACCACTTTTTGTATACAATCTTCAGTCACCACACCACACCCCGCCGTGCGCCACCAACGCGCGGTGAGACACCACGCCGCTACTGCGCGGCAATGAAGAGGAGACCATTGCCAATGGGCAATCTTGAGCCAACAGCTATTGTTGGCGGCGCACGGCTGTTCCATGCCGACTGCCGCGATGTACTCAGAAGCCTTCCCGACAATTCCATCGATAGCGTGGTCACAGACCCTCCTTACGCGCTCGTCAGCATCGTCAAGCGCTTTGGCAAGCCGAATAGCGCGCCAGCCAAGGGAAACGAGGCTTACCAGCGCGCGTCTGCCGGCTTCATGGGCAAGCAGTGGGACACTGGCGAAGTCGCTTTCAGCGAGGAATTCTGGGCCGAAGTGCTGCGCGTGCTGAAGCCTGGCGGCCACGTCGTCGCGTTCTCCGGCACGCGCACCTACCACCGCATGGCTGTTTCCATCGAGGATGCTGGCTTTGAAATCCGCGACCAGTTGGGGTGGCTGTATGGCTCGGGGTTTCCGAAGAGCCATGATGTGTCGAAAGACATCGACAAGAGAGGCGGCAACCCTCTAGCGTGGAAGGCTTTCTCCACAGCCTACGCGGCAGCGGTAAAGGCTTCGCGGTTCAATCATTCAGCCATAGACCGAGTTCTTGGGATCAAGTCGTCGTCTTGCTACTGGGCACGAGTTGACCACAGGGGCGGAATGCCGCCGAGACATCATTGGGAGCAAGTTCGCGACCTTCTGGCGTTACCAGAAGAAATGGAGCGGCTATACGATGCGGCAGAACGCGAAGTCGTTGGCCAAAAGACCAGTGGGATTGCGAACAAGGCAGAAGGTCAAAGACACACAATCGGTGCATCCTCATCCGTAGTAGTAGACATAACCGCACCCGCTACAGAAGCGGCCATCAAATGGCAGGGCTGGGGCACGGCCCTCAAGCCAGCATGGGAGCCCATCTGCCTGGCGCGCAAGCCACTCATCGGAACTGTTGCTGAGAACGTGCTGGAGCATGGTACTGGCGCAATCAACATTGACGGCTCGCGCGTACCGGGCGGAAACGAACACGAGCTCGGCCGCTGGCCCGCCAACATCGTGCACGACGGCAGCGACGAGGTGCTGGCGGCGTTTCCTGACACGAAGAGCGGCAGCCTTATGGGCTACCACGGTGCTGACGCAGCGCCGATGCCGGCGATTGAAGGCGATTCCGGCTCCGCCGCCCGCTTCTTCTACTGCGCCAAGGCCAGCCGCAAAGATCGGGATGAGGGGCTTGCCGATTTTGACACGAAGACGGTCGACGTGCTAGCGGGCCACCGTTCGCGCCGGATGGAAGAGGTGAAGCGTCCAGATGGCGCTACGCCCGCCGTCGGTAAAAACACCCACCCAACCGTCAAGCCAACCACCCTCATGCAGTGGCTATGCCGCCTCGTCACACCACCCGGCGGCGTCATTCTGGATCCCTTCATGGGGTCGGGCTCGACGGGCAAAGCAGCCGTCCTTGAAGGCTTTCAGTTCGTCGGCTGCGAGCGCGAAGACGAATACATGCCGATCGCCACGGCGCGCATTGCATGGGCCACCGGCGCTGCGTCGACAGACGAGCGACCCGCGGTTGCGCAGCAACAGCCCGCCGCAGCGAACGACAATCTACCCGTCGACCTGTTCGCAGGTGCCGCATAATGGTGAAACTCCCCGGCAAGCCCGCCCTCCCATTCACGCCCACGACCGACGAACGCGGCAACCCAACCACCTGCCGATGCTGTGGGATGTTGGCTTTTGGCATTGGACGTCCAGACCCCACCGACCGACGCCGCCCACCCGATCCGGGCTTCATGTGTCGCCCTTGCCTAGTCGCAGCAGGAGATTTGACGAAATTGGACAGAGTTTCGCTTTATGAAGTCAAAGCCCTAGAAGCGGGCGTCGAGGCGGTTGGCCGGTGGCTGCAGGAGAAGGGGATCACCGACCTCGCCCTGATGGATGAACTAGACGCCAAGCTGCTTGTGAGGGCGGCTTGGGAAGGGTGCGCGCGTGGGGTGCGTGAAGCTCTGCGGGAGGCGCCTTTCTAGCGTGCAGGTCGCTACCACAACCGGCACAGCAAAACCACCAGGAGACTGAATTGACATACAGAATCAAAGCAATCCCCACTGTTTACAATCATGTGCAGTTCCGCTCGCGTCTTGAGGCGAGGTGGGCTGCATTCTTCGATTTGTGCGGGTGGGAATGGGACTACGAGCCGTTTGATTTGGACGGCTGGGCGCCGGACTTCTTGCTCAAGGGCAAGACGAAGGCGCTTGTCGAGGTGAAGCCGATCGATTTTCGGGGAGATGACAAGCAACTAATCAGACAGGCGAAGGCGAAGGCCAAGAAGGCTTTCGATGCGGCCGAGGCAGTTGCTGGCATCAAAAAGCCAATTGATGAAATGAACGGGGAGGAGTTCGAAGGGTACCTTGCGGGAAGAATCTATCCTCCTGAATACGAAATCCTCGTCATAGGCAATGGTCCGTTTAAGACAGACTGGTGGGCCAAGTGGTCCCTTGGGGTGATGGCACTTCAAGAGTGGAACGTAGCCGATGACATAGCCGATATGTTTTTCGGGGCGGATGGAGGGCCGCATTTCGATTATGCGGCGCGGTGGGGAAGCTACGCATACCGCATTGGCGGCCAGTACGATGGCGATCATCACCTTCATAGTATTGGGAGCGATAGACCAGAAGAACTTTGGCGTGAGGCGGGGAACATCGTTCAGTGGCAAGCAAAGAGGGCGGCATGAAACCTGTTGAAATCGCACTTGAGTACGCATCCAACAACTGGCCCGTCTTTCCTTGCCGCCCCAGGCACGAAACCGTAGTAAATCACGCAGGCAAGCCTGAGGAAAAGAAGCCTAAGAGCCCGCTAACTAGGTTCGGCTTCCGGGAGGCGACAAAGACCTCCCGCATCATCGAGAGGTGGTGGCAAGACAATCCTGATGCATTGATTGGCGTGCCATCCGGCGCGCTTTCTGGCTTTTGGGTGCTTGATATTGATGTGCCAGGCCAAGAGCACGACCATGATGGGAATGTGTGGTTAGCCGAGATGGAGAAGCTGCACGGCAAGTTTCCTCCGACGCGCATGGCGCGCACCGCAAGCGGCGGGACACACTACTATTGGCGACATACAGAAGGAGTTCGCAATAAGGCGGCGATTGCGCCAGGCGTGGACACGCGAGGCGAAGGCGGATTCGTCTGCGTGCCTGGAAGCGTGCTTGACGACGGCACATTCTATGAGTGGCTGAACGACCTGCCGATCGCACCCGCTCCCAAGTGGCTGCTCGATCTCGTCTTGCCGCCACCAGTCACGGCAACCGCCGCGCAGCCGTTCTCATACAAAGCCGGCACCAATGACAGCTACGTCAATGCTGCCGTCGACGACGAGCTGCGCAGTCTGGCCAGCACAGGCAAGGGCGGCCGAGGCTACCAGCTCAACGCAAGCGCGTTTTCGCTAGGGCAGATCGTGGCCAGCGGTGCGCTGTCACGATCGGATGCCGAAGACGGCCTGTACAGGGCCGCGCTGTCCAACGGCCTCGTTGCTACCGACGGCGAACGGGAAGTGCGCGCCAAGATCCGCCGCGGGCTGGAAGCAGGCATGAAGCAGCCGCGTGATATTCCAGAGCCGGAATTCCAGCAGGACAACACGAGGCTGGTGGACATTACGCGGATGATTGCCAACGGGTTGGCGAAGGGCCGCTCGAAAGAGGCGGCAGCCGACGAGCAGCGGGAAGACGTGCCGCCTGCGGATGAGCCCGCAGTCGACCAGCCAGCCGCTAACGACAGCGAACCGCAGCAGCAAGAACCGCAGCAACCGCCCGCCGCCAATGACAACGCGCCTCCTGTTGTTGCCACCGCGTTCAAGTGGATCGATCCTGCCAGCCTGCCGCGGCGCGAATTCGCCTACGGCAGCCACCTGATCCGCAAATACGTGTCGGTCACAGTCTCTCCTGGCGGCCTCGGCAAAACATCACTCAGCTTGGCCGAAAGCCTAGCCATGACATCAGGGAAAGCGTTGCTTGGCACGAAGCCGCCGCAACGTCTGCGCGTGTGGGTGTTCAACGCCGAGGATCCGCGCGACGAAATGGAGCGGCGCATCATGGCTGCGTGCATTCACTACAAGCTGCGTCCGGAGGATATCGAAGGCCATCTCTTTCTGGACAGTGGCCGAGAGCAAGAGCTCGTCGTGGCGGTCGAGGATAAGAAAGCCGGCGTACGCATCCAGCAGCCGATAGTCGAGGCTGTCGTTGAGCAGATCGAGCGTAACAAGATCGACGTCATGATTGTCGACCCGTTTGTGTCAACACACGGCGTCAACGAGAACGACAACGGCGCGATCGATAAGGTGGCCAAACTCTGGGCGCAGATCGCCGATTACACCAACTGTGCGATCGACATCGTGCACCACCTGCGCAAGGTGGCTGACCGCGAGGCGACGGTTGAAGACGCTCGAGGCGCGGTGTCCCTGATCGGCGCGGCGCGATCAGTGCGCGTGCTCAACCGAATGTCTGTCGACCAGGCGAGTGAGTCTGGCGTGTCACAAGAGGAGCGTTTCGGCTACTTCTCCGTCACCTACGGCAAATCCAACCTCACGCCGCTCAGCAGCAAGCTTGACTGGCGCAGGCTCGTCAGCACGCCGCTAGGGAACGGCCGCGGGCTCACCAAGCCGCAGGACTTTGCGCCTGTCGTGACGGAATGGAGATGGCCCTCGGCGGAGGAGGTCGCCAACGAGCTCACCGCAGAGCAGGTGGAGCATATCCGCTCGCTGGTCGATAACGGTCAATACAAGGAATCGCCGCGTGCCAAGAACTGGGTTGGCGGCGCGATAGCTTATGCGCTCGGGCTTGATCTCGATGACGAGACGAACAAGCGACGAGCAACGACCATTACGAAGGCTCTGATGAAAGAGGGCACGCTTGTGAAGGTCGAGGAGCACGATCCTGTGCGGCGTGAAATGGGCACGTTTATCCGCTCTGCGGCGGCATAAAAATACAACCAAATCCGTTCGAAAAATACAACCTGTGATACTGCACGGTAATGGCTGCACAGTAGCGTAAAAATTGCCCATTTATCCGGGCAAACACGCTCTGCTCATTTGCACAGTAATACACCTTGTTACTGTGCATGATGAGCGTGCGGCGCACAGTTGGCCCAGTAGTCTAACTGTGCAACTGGGCACCTCAATCGGCCACCAACCGATGCAACCTGAAACCACCACAGCAGGAGACGGCATGACCAAAGCCACCACCAAGAAAACCACCCAAACGACCCGCGTTAACGGCAAGCGCGTCCGCATCGTCACCACGACATCAGCCAACGGCACGAGCGTCAAAGTCACGGACGCAGCGCCGAAGGAGTGGGAAGGCCAAGCCGCCCAGGTCCGCCGTCTGCGCGCCATGCCCGAATACGGCAAGCTGTTCCTGCTGGCTGGCGACCAGAACAGCGCCAAGCGCGGCCCGCGTGCACAGCAGGAGGCGATCGCGGCAGGCATGACGCCAGGCGAGGCGGATCTGCGCCTGTACCTCATTGGCGGCCAGCTACGCATGATCGAGAACAAGGTTGGGCGTGGTCGCTTGTCGCCAGCGCAGGTCGAGCGACATGCGGCTCTGGCACGGCTGGGCTTTGTCGTTGAGGTGGTTCGGTTCGATACGTGCCACGAGGCTGCGGACAAAGCCGAGGCGTTGGTGCGGGGATGGTTGGCGGAAACTGTGCAGAAAGTTGCATGAGTGGTATTGACAAATTTGTAGAACTACAGTACAAAGATAATCACCAAACGGCACCACAACAGAGCACGACGGCTCGCCGATCTGCTCAGCAAGAGGAACGAGATGATGGCGACGATCAAAGAACTGAAGCCGATGGACAGCCCAGCCTTCAAAGAAGGCGACAAGGTCATTGTCACCGTCGGTCACGAACGCCGCTTAGGCACAATCATGTCAGTCGACAAGATGGGTTACGGCGTCGTGTTCCAGAACGGGCGACGGGAAATCTGTTGGCCTGACGAAGTCTCCGCCGCCTAATCCCCTTCGACCCCCACCCCACCAGAGCAGACGCAAGCCGACTGCTGAAACGAGGCCGCCTAGCACCCGCTAGCGCGGCCTTTTCGTTGTCCTGCACCTTGACAAATTTGTAAAACTAACCTACATTTAGCATCCAACCGCCGACCCACCCACCACATCTTGAGGAGGCCGACTTGGCCAGACATGCGTCGCTTGCCGAGCAACTGTCCGCTTTTCGTCGCTACGTCACAACGCCTGACCACGATCCAGAGCCTATCTCCACCAATTGGACGGTAACTCCTGCCAACGACAACAACCCGGAAGAAGTTGCCGAACTTCGGCACGAGCGCAAGCGCATCGTGACGCCCTCAGTTGCTGAAATTATGCGGCACGTCAAGGAAGGCGATGTGGAGCGCAACGACGCAGGTCAGATCGTGCGTATTGGCAAGCTACGCTTCAGCGACGGAAAACAGACGGAGAAGGCGTACAGGCTGACAATCGACGGCAAGATAGAGCAGTACGATGCCAGGATGCCGACGGGAGCCATGCTAGGAACTCGTGACAAGGTCGATACGGCGCTTGGCGGCGCTGAAAATCCGCAGGAAGTAACCGAGAGTAATATCTACTTTGCCGAAATGCTCGACACGCGCCAGCATAAATACGTTACCGGCAAGAAGTTCAGAGGCGAGCGTGTAAAAACCACTCGCGAAGAAACCAAGCGGGAACTGGCCGAAGCGTACTCCAATACCGACATGACGAAGGTGACGTTCATACACTACCCAGATGGCTTGCCGTGCGGATCGGCGAAGGTTGCCGACAGTTTTCTAGGCATGCAGAAGACGACCTGCTCTGGTGGCGGATCCACGATGTGGCAGGACATCGTAAGCGAGCGGGAAGAGCGCAAGGAGTGGTTAGACGCGGTGGGCAACATGGCAAACGATCACCTGGAAATCCTTACCATGTCAGCCAAGGCCAGCAGCCTGAAGCAGATCGGAATCGCCAGAGGCTACAAAGGCCAATATGCAATTGAGGCTGGCAGGCGCCTTCTTGTTGCGGCGAATGATAACTTCCAACAGGCCATGGAATTGGCCAATTACGCAAAAGACCCCAAGACGACCTGACTTTCTGCAATCTCGGAGAGAGTACAGCGAAGGGGTTCAACAACTATGTTGCTGTGCCCCGCACTGTTCCGTGCGCTATGCGACGGACGCTCGCACATGCTGCACTTCGTTGCAGCCTCTGAGGTGGGCGTAACTATAACGCGGGGTAGAGAAGCGGTCATCTCGCCAGCCTCATAAGCTGGAAATCATGGGTTCGAATCCCATCCCCGACACCAATTGGCAGTTCTAGGGTCTAACCCGCGACATCGCCTCGTTGACCGGCTTCGGTCCTGCGGTGGCTGCCAATCCCCATTGCCGCAGCGCGCCTCCTCTCGCGACGTGGCAATCATGCGCCAGGTTGAGCGGTCTATCTGCTCCCTGGCGCTTTCCTTTTTGCGTGGTGTGTATGGCTGACCATCGCAGCGAAGAAGCAGCACGCTATCGCAAGCTGTACAAGACAGCACGCTGGCGTGCACTGCGCCACTACCAGTTATCGATGCAACCCTTATGCCAATGGTGTCTCGAGCGAGACGAAGTGACCGAGGCGAGGGAAGTTCACCACGCCACCCCACATAGGGGAAACGAAGAGTTGTTCTGGTCAGGCCCATTCGTGTCGACCTGCACCCCCTGCCACTCATCGAGAGGCCAGCTAGAGGATCACGGTAAGACGGTCGTGGTCTATGGGGCAGATGGTTGGCCCCTCTGATGGGGAGGGGTATAGCAGATCGCTAAAAAGCGCGCTTGCAGGGGACCGGCGCGGGCCATTCTTGCACATTTTTTCAATTCAAATGTTGAGGGTATCGCATGGCTAGGCCGCGGACGCCGAAGGCCAAGGCGAAAATTACTGGCCACGCCGACAAACAGAAAACGAAATTCGAGGAGCGCCACGAGCCGGATGTCGCCGAGACCGTCGGCGAGCCATTCGAGTGGCTGAATGAGCACGCGCAGCAGGCGTGGCGCGAAATTGCATCTGAGGTGCCCTGGCTCAACTGGAGCCACCGCGGTCACCTGGCGATCGCTGCGAATATCCGCGGCAGGATGATGAAGGGTGATGACGTTGGCGTGCAAGCCATGAACCTTCTCCGCCAGTGCTACGGCCAAATGGGGGCGACGCCGGCTGATGCCAGCAAGGCTGGAGCTAAACCGGATGGCGAGAGCAAAGACCCAGCGGACGAGTTCTTCAACGACTGACCTGCCTGCACACTTCAACCCGCCATATCCTACTGGCCCGGTGGACGAGTACGCCGAGAAGGTCATCAACGGCACGATCATTGCTGGCCCGCATGTGCGGAACGCTTGCCAACGCCACAAGGATGATAGGCTTAACGGCCCAGCGCGCGGAATCCACTGGGATCCCTTGGCGGCCGATCGTGTTTTGCGTTTCTTCCCTGCGGTTTTGCGGCTCAACGGCGGCCAGTTCGAAGGTCGTCCGTTTCATCCACACCTCTCGCAGCAGTTCAAGATCGGCTCCATCTTCGGGTGGAAGCGCGTTGAGTCTGACGGCGCAATTCTGCGACGTTTCCGGCGCGCCTACATTGAAGAGGGTAAAGGCAACGGCAAGTCGCCCCTCGCGGCCGGAATTGGCCACTATTGCTTGACGGCCGATGGCGAGGCTGCGGCCGAAATCTACGCTGCCGCTGCGAACAAGGACCAGGCTTTCGTTCTGTTCCGCGACGCGGTCGCGATGTACGAGCAGTCACCGGCACTGAAGTCGAAGTTGACGCCATCCGGCGGCAACCCGGTATGGAACCTTTCGTACCTAAAAAAGCGGTCGTTCTTTCGTCCGATCTCGCGCGAAGGCGCGCACTCTGGCCCGCGTCCGTACATCGCTCTCTGCGATGAGATCCACGAGCACCCCGATGGCAAGGTCATCGAAATGCTCGAGCGCGGCTTTAAGTTTCGCCGGCAGCCTCTGCTGTTCATGATCACAAACTCCGGCTCGGATCGTAACAGCATTTGCTGGGACGAGCACCAGCACGCGGTGAAGGTGGCGGCCGGGACGCAGACGCCCGATGACGATTTCACGTACGTCGGCGAAGTCGTTGATGACACGACGTTTTCTTACGTCTGCGCGCTAGACAAAGACGACGACCCGTTTACGGACCCGACTTGCTGGCAGAAGGCAAACCCGCTCTTCGGCGTCACGCTGAAGCACGACTACCTCGCCGGTGTTGTCAACCAGGCTAAGGACATTCCGTCGAAGCGCAACGGCATCTTGCGGCTGCACTTCTGCGTATGGACCGAAGCCGACACAAGTTGGATACCGCGGCCAATCCTTGAAAAGGTGATGGTCGACTTCGACCCTTACGTCGAGCACAAGGGAAAGCCTATTACGGCGGCTGGCCTAGATTTGTCTGGCGCAAAGGATTTGACCGCGGCGGCATTCATTATTGAGACCGGAACCAAGCGCGTGCAGCGCGAGGACGGTACCGAGGCGGACCTGCCAACCTACGATCTATGGATTGAGGCTTGGACGCCGAGAGAGACGATGGACGAGCGGTCCAAGCAGGACCACGTGCCGTATCGTCTCTGGAATGAGACGCATTATCCCGGCACGACATGGCCTTACATCCATGCCCCGGACGGAAAGCGAGTTCGCTACGACCATGTTGCTGCACTTTTCGCACGCCTCAATACCGAGCATGGTATTGGCGTTTTGGCTTACGATAACTACGCCTTCGACAAGTTCGCGGAAGAGCTCGACGCCTATGGCGTGGATATACCGACCGTAAGCCACCCGCAGGGCGGCAAGAAGCGCGCGCAGCCGTCGGCTGAGAAGGTTGCGGCCGCAGAGGCGGCGGGCCTTCCGAAGCCGCTAGGGCTTTGGATGCCTGGCAGCGTTTCGGCGCTGGAAACGCTCATTCTTGAAGAGCGTATCAGGCTTCGCCGGTCTCCGGTTTTGCTCGGTGCCCTTATGGGTGTGGCGATCGAAACTGACCCCCTCATGGGTAACCAGTGGTTCAGCAAGAAGAAATCGACGGTTCGAATCGACCCGGCGGTCGCCGCGGCGATGGCGGTAGGCGCGGCGGTCGACGGAATGCCTGAACCTGTAGTCGTGGCGTCCCCCTGGGAAGATCCTAACTTCAAGATTGCGGTGGTTTGATGTGGCCATTTAATAAAAGGCAGGCCGCCGCGGAAACGCGAGCAAGTCTGGAAAACCCAAGCGTTCCGCTATCAGACGTGGGCGCTTGGCGCTCTCTGATGGATGATTGGCACGGCGTCGCCGGAGTTGTCGTAACGCACGAGACAGCACTTGAGGTGCCCGCTGTGTGGTGCGCAGTCAACTTCATCGCCAATACTATCGCCAGCCTGCCTCTGCAGGTCTATCGGAAGAGCGACGACGGTCGCGATACGGTCGAGAGCGATCCGCTTTACGGCATCCTGCATGACGCGCCGAATGACGAATTGACGTCGTTTATGTGGCGCAAGGGCATGATGATCAGCGTTCTGCTGCGTGGCCGCGGCGTTTCGTTCATTGAGCGGAACAAGGCCGGCCGGGTGATGAACATCTGGCCCCTTGACGCAGACAAGTTGACCATTGAGCGCAAGAACGGCCGCAAGCTTTATCATTATGAGGACGGCACGCGGAAAGTCACATACACCGCAGGCGAGGTCATCGATCTCACCTTCATGCTGAAGCCCGACGGCGTTTCGCACGTCGACCCGGTTACGAAGTTGAAGGGTGCTGTAGGCCTTGCGCTCGCGCTTGACGAGTACGCCCGCAAGTTCTTCGCCAACGGCGGCGTGCCTCCTTTGGCGCTTTATGGGCCGATGCCATCGCCAGCAGCAGCCGCGAGGGCGTCGCAAGATGTCGAGAAGGCTGTGCGAGACGCAAACGCCGAGCGTCGAAACGTCATGATCATGCCTACAGGGCATGAGTTGAAGGCTGTAGGTGTAGATCCGGATAAATCGCAGATGGTGGAATCCCGCCGGATGCAGATCGAAGAGATCGCACGTATTTACGGCCTCCCGCCAGTCTTCCTGCAGGATCTGACACACGGCACATTCAGCAATACGGAACAGCAAGACCTGAACTTGGTCAAACACCTTATATCTCAGTGGGTTAAGGCGTGGGAGCAGGAGTTGAATCTTAAGCTGTTCTCGGCGCGAAATCGCACCAAGTTCTGCGAATTTAATATCGACGGCTTGCTCCGCGGAGACTTCAAGACGCGCATGGAAGGCTACGCCAAGGCGATTCAGAACGCGATCAACACCCCAGACGAGGTGCGCTCCATGGAGAACTGGCCGAAGCACGGGGGAGAGGCCGAGAAGCTTCATATCCAGGGCGCCACGGTGCCTCTCGGCATGCAGAGCACGGCAGCAAAGCCGGCTCCAGCCAACGACAACAATAACGACGAGGCCAACGCCGCATGACTAAGATTGAGAAACGAGGCGGACTCCTCGGCGTAGAAACTCGTGCCGAGGACGAGAAGCGCACGCTAGTCGGCTATGCGGCCGTCTTCAATTCTGACGCTGACATCGGGGGCTGGTGGGTTGAGCGCATCGCCCCCGGTGCATTCTCCGGCACGATCGGCGGCGATATCCGTGCGCTCGTCGACCACGACATGGGCCGCGTCATTGGTCGCACGAAGAGCGGCACGCTTAGGCTGTCCGAAGACAGTAAGGGATTGCGCTGTGAAATTGACATTCCCAACACCACCGACGGCAACGATCTTTGGGAACTCGTCGAGCGAGGCGATATTTCGGGGATGTCGTTTGGCTTCCATGTGACGAAGCAGGAATGGGACGAGACCGTTGATCCGCCCGTTCGCACAATCCAAGCCATTGACCTTGTGGAGGTCAGCGCGGTCGCGTGGCCGGCATATGACGACACGACGATCGGCAAGCGGTCGCTGCAGGAATGGCGCGACGCTCGCTCTGCGGAAGAGCAAGAAATCGAAGATCCGGCGGCAGCGCCGGTAAGCAAGGCTACGCTCACGAGAGCTCGCCTTAAAATGGACCTTGATTTGAAGGTCCGCAGCATGCGCTGACCAAGCGCTGTCACCCACCAGAAACAACCACATCGAACCCGCCGTCGCGGGTTTTTTCGTATGGAGACTCCATGTCCAAAATTACAGAACTGCGCGAAAAGCAGCAGAAGCTTGTCGCAGACGCCCGCTCACTCCTTGCCGACATTAAGGATGACACCGCAGAGGCTCGAGTCGCCGAGCTCGAATCCCAGCACGACGCCGCTATGGCCGAGTATGATCGTCTCGAGGCCCGCATCAAGCGCGAAGAGGCTCTTGAAGAGCGCGAGCGCGAACTGAATGCGGCTGATGAGCGCCGCCCGAGCGCAGATACCCGCGCAACTCCTGGCGTCACTGAAAAGACTGACGCCGAGAAGTATGCGGACGCCTTCCGCACCTTCGTTCGCGGCGGCCGTTCGCAGCTTTCCGCTGAACAGCGCGGCATCCTGAAGTCCTACGAAGAGCGCGCACAGTCGGTCGGCACCAACACCGCCGGCGGCTACCTCGTTCCGGTTATCTTCCAGGAAGAACTGGTCAAGTCGCTTAAGGCTTGGGGCCCGATGATGGATCCGGGCGTCACTCGCATGCTGCAGACCGCAACCGGCGCAGCCTTGACGTTCCCGACGATGAACGACACCGCAAATGTCGGCGCTCTCATCGCTGAAAACACGCAGGTTTCGCTTGCTGAGATCGCGTTCGGAACGAAGACGATCGACGCCTTCAAGTACACCTCCGGCGTTGTTCTCGTCTCTGACGAGCTCCTGCAGGATGCAGTTCTTGACGTCGAGTCGATCATCCGCGACGCCATGGCTGAGCGCATTGGTCGTATCGCCAACACGCACCTGACCACTGGCGACGGCTCGTCTAAGCCGAACGGCATAATCACGGCCGCGACCGCCGTTGAGTCCTCCGACGACGTGACCATCACGTTCGACGACCTCATCGACCTCGAGCACAGCGTCGATCCGGCCTACCGCGCCGACCCGTCTTGCCGCTGGATGTTCAACGACGGCACGCTCAAGTCGCTGAGAAAAATCAAGGATTTGGAAGGAAACTATGTCTGGCAGCCCGCCGATGTGAAGGGCGGCGCCCCGGCGACCATCCTTAACTACGGCTACTCGATCAACCAGGCTATGGCCTCGATCGCAGCATCTGCCAAGCCGGTAGCCTTCGGCGCCTTCAACAAGTACCTCGTGCGCAAGGTGAAGGAATTTGCCATCAAGCGCCTTGTTGAGCGGTACGCGGACTACGGTCAGGTCGGCTTTATCGGCTTTACCCGTTTCGACGGGGAACTGCTCGATGCCGCAGCCGTCAAGGTTCTGCAGAACAAGGCTTCCTAAGCCTAGTTTGGGGCGTCCTTAGTGGCGCCCCACTTTTATTTCAGGAGATCGCCATGCGCGTCAAAATGCTGAATAGCCGTGTTGGCGTCAACGTGACGTTTGATGGCGGGAGCGAATACGACTTGCCTGAAGCGCGCGCTTTGCGCTGGATTGCGGCTGGTTTTGCGGTTTCAGTTGAGGATGTTGCGGAGGCCGCTCCGGCAGAGGTGGAATTCGAGCCAGTGGATGCGGCGCCAGAGCCGGAGACGCCTGTCGCCACCGCACCCGCACCAAGACGGGGCCGCCGTAAATGAACGAATGGACACGGCTGGTAAGAACAGTCGCGCCAGCGGCTCCCGTCGTGACGTTGGTTGAGGCAAAGAGACAGCTTCGCGTAACTTTCGATGACGATGACGCGGAAATCGAGGCGATGGTCTCGGCTGCCACGGCCGCAATCGAAGGTCCGAGCGGAATCGGGATCGCGCTTAGCCCGCAAACGTGGCGCCTGTCGCTTGATCACTTCCCTTGTGAAATCGTTGTGCCCCTTGGCCCAGTCACGTCGATTGCCAGCATTGCATACACGGACGCCAACGGCGACCCGGCCACGGTAGCTTCGTGGCGCGCCGATCTCGACGCGCAGCCGCTCCGCATTTGGCCAGCGCGCGACACCAGTTGGCCTGCCATCGTGTGCGAGCCTGGCGCGGTCAAGGTCACGTTCGTTTGCGGATATCCGACGCTGCCGGTTGACCTAAAATGGGCAGTTTTGCTGCTCGTCTCGCATTTCTACGAGAACCGCGAAGCGGTGACTACCGATGTTAGTGCGGCGGAACTCCCGATGGGCGTCTCGTCGATCTTGGAACGATATAGGGTCGGCCGTGTGGCCTGACTTGGGAGAACTACATGCCGATTCGTGAAATCCACAATGACATCCATCCTGTCCCGCTATTCGCCCCGAAGGCGGCCGTAACTGACGATACGGCGCAGGTCTCTGCCATCATCGACACGCTCGGCTTTGAAGCCTGCGAGCTCGTCTTTGTTACCGGCACTAATGCCGACGCGGACGCAACCTTTGCTGTGCTTGTTCAGGACGGTGACGCCGCCAACCTTTCCGATGCCGCCGCAGTCGACGACGCATACCTCGTCGGCACTGAGGCGCAGGCAGCATACACGTTCGCTGACGATGGCGAATGCCGCAAGATCGGTTATCGCGGGTCCAAAAGGTATGTGCGCATGACAATCACGCCAACCGGCAACACCGGCAACATCTTTCTCGCTGGTGTGGCCGTCCTCGGCAAGCCGGTGAGCACGCCGACCGCGACGCTTTCGTAAGGAGTCTGACTAGTGGCTGATTTGACCATAACCGCCGCAAACGTGGTTTCCGGCGCTGGCGCTGCGATTGAACACGGCACTGCCGGCGCAACCGTGACCGCTGGCCAGATTGTCTATCTCGACAGCACCACCACAGGGAAGTGGCAGCTTGCTGATGCGGACGCCGCAACGGCTGCCGCACGCGGTCAGGGCAAAATTGGTGTCGCCCTCCATGGCGCGGCACTCAACCAGCCTCTAGCGGTACAGACGGCTGGCCCTATCACGATCGGCGCCACTGTCGTGGGTGGCACGGCTTACTACCTGTCTCCGAATCCTGGCGGCATCGCACCGCTGGCCGATATCCTGACGGGAGATTACGTGACGCTGATCGGCATCGCTACGAGCACGTCGGCCATCAAACTCGACTTCCAGTATAGCGGCGTGGCTCTTTGATCTGAGAGACGTTTCGCCTATATAGAAGTTGCTCGGCTAGGGTCGCCCCCGAAAAGCGGTCATCCAGCCGCCTGCCGAGCGCCACATCTGGATAGCAAGAGGGATACTTGCATGAGTGATTTCTATGTGTACGCATGGCTGCGTCCGTGCGGAACTCCTTTCTATATTGGGAAGGGTAAGGGCGACAGGGACCGTGAGACGAAGCGGGCCAATCCCCATTTCAAGCGCATCGTCGATAAAATAAAGCGCTCCGGCAACGAGGCTATCGTCATTAGGGTGTTGGAAAACCTTGATGAAGATGAGGCATTCGAGTTGGAGAAGGCGCTTATCCGGAGTTATGGTCGCAAGAACAACCGTACCGGCATCCTCGTCAACATGACAGACGGCGGCGAAGGTCCGCAAGGTCGCGCGCACAGCGAAGAATCTATTGCCAAAATGAGGCTGGCACACAGCAACATAAGCGAAGAAACTCGCGCCAAGATGAGTGCCGCCCAAAAAGGCAAGAAACTCAGCGAAGAGCATCGCGACAGCATATCAAGCGGGATGATTGGTCGAGTGCTTAGCGATGCGACGCGCGCGAAACTAAGCCGGTCACATACAGGCAAGAAAATGAGTTCTGACGCCCGCGCAAAAATGAGCGAGGGGCGTAGGGGAGTGTCCTTGAGCCAAGCGCATCGCGAAAAGCTAAGCGCGGCTCAGGTTGGGAAGAAAAACAGTCCTGATGCAATAGCCAAAATGGCATCTGCCGCTCGCCTCGCCCCGGCGAAAAAGGGAAAGTTTAAGGGTGTCAATTTCCAAAAATCGAGTGGGAAGTGGCATGCGCAATTATACCTCGACGGCAGGAATAGACATATTGGTTACTTCCAAGCGCAGGAGGATGCGGCAAGGGCGTATGACGCAGCGGCGTTCGCTTCGTTTGGGTTTGATTGCTATCTGAACTTCCCTGCTGAAATTGCATCAAATGACAACGGAGGTGCGGGCCTTGCCAGCCGGGAAGCTAACTGAGTGCGTCTCCCTATACCGACGGGGCGAACTCGACGACGGTTACGGAAATACCGTAACAGATTGGATCCTTCAATTCGATGCCGCAGCCGGTTACACGCATCTGCGCGGCGGCGAGACGGTGATGGCAGCCAGATTGACCAACAGGCATCCGGTTGTCATTAGGATCCGCACCAGCACTGCGGCTCGGCCTGTTACCGCCGAGTGGAAGCTTGTCGATAAGCGGTCTCTCGTTGAGTACGCAATCAAAGACGTTACCCACGACGTCGACCGCAAGTATATAGACTTGCTTTGCGAGCGAGGCGTCGCGGTCTGATGGTTAAAGGCGTATCCGAACTGAACAAAGCACTGGCCTCCATGCCAAAGCGCGTCGAGAACGCATCAAAAAAGGCCATGGCCAAGGGCGCCGACGAACTCGTCTCAATGATGAAGCGCCTGGTTCCGGTAGACCAAGGCGACTTGCGGAACTCGATCGCATGGAAGTGGGGCGAGGCGCCGAAAGGCGCTGTTGTCCTGGCGCAGAGCGAGCCGACCGAGCGCGGCCTTAAGATCACGGTCTATGCGACAGACTACAAGGCCCGCTGGCTAGAATTCGGTACGGTCAAGATGCGCGCGCAGCCTTACTTCTTCACGTCCTACCGATCGCTCAAGAAGCGCATCCAGTCGCGCATCAAGCGCGATATGAAAAAGGCTATTCGTTTCGTCGGGCCGCCTGTAAGGGGTGACGCATGAGCGCATCGGCTGAACTGCAGAAACTGCTTTTCGACACGCTTACCGGCAACGGGCAGGTAATGGCCTTCGCGGGCGGTGTGTACGACAGGGTGCCGGCGGATCCATACAAGGCCAAAACAGCATACATCAGCTTCGGACCATCCGACGTTGTCGATGACAGCGCCGAATGCGTCACATCCGGCGAGCACACATTTCAATTGGATGTGTGGAGCAAGGCAGTGGGCCAGGTCGAAGCCAAGCGGCTCGTCGATCTGATCTACGGCGCGCTGCACGAACAAGAGTTGACGCTCACCGAGAACGCGCTCGCTGAGATCCGCGTCGACTTTCGGCGCGTGTTTCCGGATCAGGATCCGTTGATAACCCACGGCGTCGTCACGGTTACGGCGTTCATTGAGGAATTGTGATGGCTTGGATGCTGGTTCGCAAGGAAGTGAACTGGTCTCGGCCTAAATCGAAATTCTCTTTCAATGCGAAGCCGAAGCCGGATCCGCAATGCTTCCCGCGCGACTTCGTTGAATATGCCGTTTCGACAGGCAGGGCCGAGAAGGTGCCGCCGCCGAGGCGGCAGGACAAACCAAACTAAATCACCGCGATTCACAAGACACAACCGAACCGCCGCAGAAAGTGCTGGCGGTTTTTCTTTGCCATGAAAGGAAAACCAAATGGCGGCACCAGTAACTGGCGCATTCCAGCACCTTGTCGTTGAGATCGAGACGACCCCCGGCTCCGGCGTTTACTCGAAGATCTGCGGCATCACGTCAAGGGGCGTGAATCGCACGAGCAATCTGAGCACGACCGAGGTTCCCGGCGACTGCGACGACGAATCTGTACCTTCGAAAATCGAAAAAGCGGTTCAGTCACAGGAAGTAACCATCTCTGGTTCTGGCACCTGGGCTAGGCAGTCCCATGAGGTAATGCTGGACTGGTGGTATGGGGGCCAAACGCTCAACATCCGTGTTCAGCATGTAAATGCCGCCGTAGGCGATACTGAGTATGAAAGTGGTCCCGCGATCTTGTCCCAGCTTAACCACCAGGTCGAGAAGGGGCAAAAAATCCAGGCTGAAATTCAAGTAGAGTTCGACGGCGTCCCGACCCGCACGGCGAAAGCGTAGTTGGATCTAGGCGTTAATTCGCTTATATAGAAGTTGTTCGGCTAGCTCGACGGAGCGAAAAGCGGTCATCCAGCCGCCTGCCGAACGCCTCATCTGGATAGCAAGAGGGATACTTGCATGAATAATTTCTATGTGTACGCATGGCTTCGTCCATGCGGAACTCCCTTCTATATCGGCAAGGGCGTTGGCAAGCGAGATAGGCAGGTTAAGAATAATCCTATCTTCAAGAATATTCTCAGCAAAATAAAGCGTTCTGGAAATGAGCCAGTCTTGATCAGGATTTTAGAAAATCTTGATGAAGACGAAGCCTTTGAGATGGAGAAGGCGCTCATCAAGAGTTACGGCCGTAAAAACAACGGCACCGGTATACTGGCCAACATGACAGATGGCGGGGATGGCGTGTCTGGATGGGTTGCCAGCGACGAAACTCGCTCAAAGATGAGTGAGTCGCAGAAGGGTAAGGTTTTTAGCCCAGAAACTCGAAAGAAAATAGGCGACGCAAATAAAGCCCGCAGGCAGTCCGAAGGGACGCGAGCAAAACTGAGTGCTTTGCGAACTGGCACAAAATTAAGCGAGGATCATCGCAAAAAGATAGGTGAATCGCTTAAGGGGCGCGAGCGGAGTGAAGAGCACAGGGCTAAGTTGAGTGTTGCCCTCATGGGCAACAAGAACGGTTCGTTTACTAACTTGAACATTTCTAGGGTTGGTCGGCCGCTCGGTGATGAGCATCGAGCCAAGATGACGCTTGCACGCAGGATGGCTCCCGGTCGTCGTGGTTACAAGGGCGTATCTCAGCGTAGCTGCGGGAAAAAGTGGCGCACAGAGATAAACGTCGATGGGGCCATAACTTACTTGGGGACGTACACCAATCCCGAAGACGCTGCGCGCGCTTACGACAAGGCGGCTTACGAAGCTTGGGGATTCAACTGCTACCTTAATTTTCCAGAAGAATTTGCAGTAAAGGAAGCCGCATGAGAGGCGCAGAGGAGATAACATGGGCGGGCGGAACCAACCAGTTCCGCCTCGCCATCGGCGAATTGCGCGCCATCGAGAGCAGGTGCAATGCCGGCGTCTCTGTCGTGCTGATGCGCTTGCTCGGCCAGCAGTGGGGCACGGACGACGTTGTGCAGCCGATCCTACTCGGCCTGACTGGGGCCGGCATGTCGGAAGGCGAGGCCAAACGCTGCCTGGACCGCGCGTACAGCACGTCGAACCTATACGGTCTAGCCATCAACGCCGCATCCATCCTGCAGAAGTTCATCATGTGGGATCCAGACGGTGATGTGCCGGGGGAGTCGCGGGCGGGGGCGGAAAATCAGACCCAAACCCGCTCCCAAACGGACGCACCAAGTGGTCAACCTACGTCGGCACAGGAGCCGTTCTAGGCTTCACCCCTAGGGACGTCGACGACATGACTCTCTGGGAGTTTGCCGTGTGCATGCATGGCTACCAAGAGGCGCACCGCACAGAAGACGCTCCGCCACCTCCGATGCCTGACGACAAACTGGCCGACTTGGGGATCGTGGGCTTCTAGCACTTGAACCGGAATTCATAGAGCGGCTTGCTGAGAAGTTGGCCGCTCGCGATCCTGCAACCGCTGCGGCCAGTATTCGCAAGATGCTGCTGCGCGGCTGCTTTCATTCGAGCCTCCGGCGTCATGCTGTTTGCGAGCCCGAGCGTCGCGCCTTGCACCATGCCGACGGTCATCGTCTTGCCGAGGCTCGGCGCAACCATCAGCGAGTTTTCGGTTTTGTGATCGTACACGCGGTACGTATCGTCGGCCATCCGCACATGATGGACCGGGAATTTGTAGGTAAGCATGCGCGATGTGCTTCCTGCTGTTGCGCACGACGATACGGCGAGCGTTGCGATTGTCAGGGCTGCGGTTGTCTTCAACGTGATTCCTCCTTCGCGGTTAGTTGGCTGCGCCTCAGCTATCGTATAGTTTAACAAATTTGTCAAGGGTGACTAATGGCCGGTGAACAGGACACGGCTCGCCTGCTGGTGAGCATAGAAGCTACACAGGCCAAATTTGAGAAGCAGTTGGCGGCCGTGGCTAAGGCTGCAGAGCGAGCGGCGCGCAACACCGAAAGCGCGTTCCAGAGCGCAAACGACAATATCGGCAAGTCTTTCGAAGGCGCCACACGTAAGGTCGAGCGGTCGACCGGAGCGCAGCGCGCGGCGGTATCTAACCTCTCTGCACAGCTAAACGACATCGGCATGCAGTTGGCCAGCGGCACTTCACCATTTACGGTGATGATACAGCAAGGCAGCCAAGTATCGCAGGCCCTGCAAGGAAGCGGTGGCCTAGTTGGCGCGGTAAAGACGCTCGGCGGCGCGTTTACGCAGTTGGTCAACCCTGTTTCTCTTGCCTCGTTCGCGTTGATCGGTCTAGCTGGCTACGCGGTTCAATATTTTACCAGCGTCAACGATGGCGCAGAGACTTCCGACAAGGCGCTTAAGGCGCATGCAGACCTGATTGCCGCCGTTGCCAAGGAGTGGGGCGACGCCGTCCCGGCGCTTCAGGCTTACGCCAAGGCGGCGCAAGAGGCGCAGAACATCGCGCAGTTGCGCGAAGCAACTGATCTGCACATTGACGACATCTTCAAGCAGGCGCGCGAGCAAGTTACGGGACTTACTGTGGATTTGGTCGACGTGGTCGACCAGTTGCGGGCTGCCGGCGCGAACGAGGAGAGCATTCTTCGGATCCAAGACGCGTTCACCGCCGTAAAGACGGCGATCGACAGCGGCAAGGATTCGACGAAAGAGACGCAAGAACTCACCGCCGCTCTGATTAACGAGTGGCTGAACAGCGGCGTCACCAGCGCGCAGGCTTTTGCCGGTCAAGTCCATAACATTGCGCAGGCATTCGCAGAATATGCGAAGCAGGCGGAGGAGGCCCGGAAGCAGGCGGAGGCCGCCATTCAGGCCCGCCGTGTTGAGGAGATGCAGAAGACGCTGCCTGGCAATCTTGGGCAATTGTCGCCGATATTCTCGGGCGGCGGACGCTTCATGAATGAGGCGGAGGCCATGAATGCGCGGGGTGCCGGCGAGCAATCGCAGTTTCAGCAGGAGCAAGCACGAGCGGCCAGCGCTGCCGGCAAGGTTGCCGATTCGTTCGAAGGGCTGGACGGCGCCGTAAAGCGATACGTCGACAACGTCGTAAAGTCGGAAAGCGGCGGCAACGCCAGCGCCAAGAACCCGAACTCGAGCGCGACCGGGCTTGGTCAGTTTATTGAGAGCACCTGGCTGCGACTGTTCAAGCAGAACTTCCCTGACCGCGCACAGTCGATGGCTGATTCAACCATCCTGGCGTTGCGCAACGATGCGGAAATATCGCGCGGCCTGATCGAAGCGTACGCAAAAGAAAACGCCTCGCTGCTGCGGCAGGCTGGCGTTTCGGTCAATGAAGCGGCGCTGCAGTTGGCGCATTTCCTTGGACCAGGCGGCGCTATTTCGGTGCTGACTGCCAAGAGCGGCACACCAGTTTCGCAAGTGCTCGGAGCGGACGCCATCAATGCCAACCCGTCCATTCTGGGCGGAGGCGCCACGGTCGACGACGTCATTGCGTATGCGCAGCGACGGACGCAGGCAGTGCAGGGCGAGACTGCGGCCGTGCATTCGTTGAATGATGCGTGGGCTGGATTGCGCGCGCCGACAGATGCACACACGCAGGCCGTTAACCAACAGGCGCAGGCATATGACCAATTCGGCCAGATAGCGCAGACCGCGTTCCAAGGACTAGCCAACGCGCTTGCCGACGGCAAGCTTGAAGGCAAGGAGCTTCTGCAGATCGTAATGCAGATCGTGCAGCAGTTGTTCAGCATGCCATCTGGAGGCGGAGGCGGAGGCGGGCTGTTCGGAGGCGGTGGATTCGGCGGCATTCTGTCTGGCATCTTCGGTTCGATCTTCCATAAGGGCGGTGTCGCTGGTGGCCCCGCACCCCAGCGTATGGTTAGTCCATCTGTCTTCGCCGGTGCCAAACGCTACCACACAGGCGGCGTTGCCGGCCTGCAGCCTGGAGAAGTGCCCGCAATTTTGCAGCGCGGCGAAGTTGTGCTGCCACGCGGCACGAAGATGGGCGGCGGGCAGCAAGTGCACGTCACGGTCGGCGTGTCGGCGGACAACAATGGCAACCTCATGCCCTTTGTCCAAGAGGTAAGTCAGCAGACCGTGAATAGCGCGGCGCCCAAGATCGTATCCGCGGCCAATCAGCAGGTTGTCCCGACTATGGCGGCTCATCAAAAAAACAAGGCGGGTGCTGAATGGCGTTGATAATCGAATGGCCAATTTGCGTCCTTCGCCCGCAACAGGCCTCCGCCAATCTCGTGCCATTCACTCGTTCGGGTGGGCGCACGCTCGGCGGTGTCGAGCCGTCGACGCGCACCGACCTCGGCTTTTGGTCGATCGACTACGGCAATATTGTCGTCTCCAACAAAAACCGCGACCAATGGCAAACATGGAACGCGATTCGGCAGAAACTCGGCGGACGCTCCGGCCTGATTGCTGTGCGCGTTCGCTCCAGCCTGTCGGCTCCTTACGCCTCCGGCAAATTCGAGCCGGTTATCGAGACGGATCACAGCGACGACTCGCCTTTTGACGACGACACGCCGTACACGCAGGGCGCCATATCGGTAGTAACCGACGGCGTGACTGCTGTGGGCGCAACGTCCATCAGGCTGCGCATTATCAACGCTGACGCCAACCTCGTTGGGGTGCGATTTTCGTACAATCATGCGCTCTACGAAACGGGGCCGGTCACGTCGATAAGCGGCGATATCTGGACCGTGCCGATTTCGCCTTCGGTGCGCGAGCTCATTCCTGCCGGCGCAGATCTCGAATTCGACCAGCCGACGTGCCTTTGCCACCTGGCGGAGGACCGCGGCATGGATATTGATCAGAACGCTGTTGGGAAATTCTCGTTGCCGTCTGTCTCGTTTGTCGAGGCGGTTGATTATTGGTCGAACCTCTGAGGGAGGGCGCATGTACAAGGTCGTTGATCTTATCGAGGACAAGCACACCACCGTAGAGGCCACCCTGAATGAGTGGGTTGCGAAGGGATATGAGCCTTTCCAAGTGATAAGGCGCGCCACCTATAGCTGGCGGCTGATCTTCCGCCGCGCCGACGAGGCGAACGTCGGGTCGGTAGCCGATGGCAATTAAATCTCTGCGCATCCTGTGCGATGTGGAACTCCCCGACGATACCATTCGCATTTGGGATGGCTCGGGCGGCTCTTTCATCGACATAGAGGGCAACATCTATCGGCCGGCGCAGTTCACGGAGGACGCGCTGCAGTCGATCGAGGCAGCCATCAACGGCGAGGCATTCACTCTTTCGCTTTCGCTGATTTCGATTAGCCAGTCGGCAGCCGACAGCATCTGGGACTACGACGAGACGGCCAGCGTGCAAGGCTCGCCTGTCGTCATCAAGTTGCAGATTCTCGACGAGGACGAGCAACCCGATGGCGACGCGATTGTCGTCTTTACCGGCGAAATCGACAACCTCGACGTTGTGGATGAATCTACCGCGGAGGGCATTCGCTCGATGGTCAATCTGGAAGTGACCAACCGCTTTACGCTGCGCACCGTCACCAACGGCGCTGTTTTGTCTGACGTCGACCAGCGGGCGCGATCTGCCGTGCTCAATCCGTCTGCGGCCGACGACGAGTTCTGCAAGCGGGTGCCGCTGATGCGGGATCAGACGATTAAATGGCCCAACTGGTAGCGGCCGACGAGCTTTTTGCGGATACTCTTGCCGCCTTCCTCGCCGACAACAACACCCGGCCTTGGCAACCAGGCCACGTCGACTGCTGCATGGTCCTTGCGGACTGGGCGATGTGGCTTGGCCATTGTGACCCAGCGCCGCACTTGCGAGGCGTCTACGACAGCGACGGCGGCTTCCGCGCCATCATAGCGGCCCACCAAGGCGCTGTGCCGCTGGTGGCTAGCTGCGCGGCGAACATAGGCGGCAAGCGCGTCCAGCAGCCACAGCGCGGCGACATCGGCGTCATCGGCAGCCCAATCAACATTCATCGCCAGTTCGGCGCCATCCACGACGGCAGTGGCTGGCTTGTCCGCATGCACGGCGGCTTCGGCCGGATGACGGCACGCACGCTAGCGGCTTGGAGAATCTGAATGCCTGGAGTTATTGAGTCGCTGGCGTTGATCGTATCTTCGTTGGCGACAACGACCCTTGCCGCCAACGCCCTCTATCTCGGCACGTATGCGCTCGCGACGGCAGCCTTGGCGTTCGGCGCATCCGCGCTGCAAGGTATGTTCGTCGACAAGCCGAAGGTGCCGAGGCCCGACGACGGCAGTTATAACCTGAAGCAGAGCGTGCCGTCTCTCGCCTACGTGCTTGGCAGGACCAAGAAGGGCGGCGATTACGTCTTTCTAGAGGAGAAGGCGGGAACTGCATACCACGTCATCGTGTGGGCTGGTCATCGCATACAAGGCTTTGTGCAGCACTACCTGCACGACGAGAAGGCCACGCTTGATGTTGACGGATGGGTGACGTCTCCGGCGCACTTTGGTGGCGGCGGCTACAAGATAGTTAGAATCCTGACGCGTCTGGGGCTGAACGCCGAGACTGCTTATTCCGACGTCATCACGGCGTTTTCGACTATCTGGAACAACAACTGCCGCGGCGATGGCCTTGCGTCTGTGCGTATGTCCTGCAGGACGGTCGATCAGAAAGAGTTTCTGGACCGATACCCGAACCAGATGCCGGAGCATTCGGCGGTTGGCGACGGAGCATTGCTCTACGATCCCCGCAAAGACAGCACGCAAGGCGGCTCCGGGTCGCACCGCTACAACAACCCGAACACCTGGGAGTTTTCGACCAACCTGGCGCTTATGCGGCTCTGGCACCTGTGCCATCCAGTCGGCGGCAAGATGGCCTACGAGAACATGTACCTGCCGGATTGGATCAATGCGGCGAACGTTTGCGATCAGAACGTCACGAATCGAGCGGGCGGCACTGAGAAGCGCTATCACGGCGGCTTCTGGTTCCGCGCCAGCAACGACCCGATCGAAGTCGGCCGCATCATGGATGAGGCCGCCGAACTCGTCGTCTACGAGCGCGCCAACGGCAAGATCGGCGTGCATGCAGGTGAGTTCGTAACGCCTGACGTGCGGCTGACCGCGGAGAATGTCTTCAGCATCCGCGTCGACAAGAACAAGCGGCGCGCAGCCACGGTGCTCGGTGTTCGCGGCCGCTACGTCAACACGTCGAAAGACTACATCACCGAAGACGCTGCGATCTACGGCCAGCCGTATGCGGTCGTGGACGATAGCACGGAGCGCACGCGGACTTTCGAAAACGCGGCAATCCAGAGCCACAACCACTGCCAGCGCAAGCAGAAACTGACCTTCGTCAGGGCAAACGCTCGCAAGGTGTCGATCGTTGCCGACTATACGGCTGATGGCGCTCGCAACATTCCGTACCGGCGCTTCGTGACGGTTCATTATCCTAGCCGAGGGCTGGCTGAAGCAACGGTCGAGATCACCTCGAGCGTGCAGATCGACTTGCGCAACATGCGCATTTCGTTCTCGGGCATTCTCGTTAGCTCGAGCCTGTATGCCTTCAACGCCGCGACGGAAGAAGGGGAGCCAGGCGAGTCGGTCGAGCCATTGCCCGACGAAGGCGTGCCTGTACCGACGAGCTTCGTGCCGACGATCCAGACTGAAGTTGTTTCTGGCGGCGCAACGGCGGCATTCATCAATGCGACGTGGGACTTCGTCGACGAAACGCTGACGTATGAAATGGAATACGACCGCACCAGCGGCTCGACGGGCGTGCAGTCGGTGTTCTCTGAAGCGGGTGCCACGCAAGTGCGTTCGGGCTACCTCGTCGACGGCGAGGAGTATCGCGTCAGGTTGAGAGCCTGGGGCGGCGGGTCCAAGTCCGAATGGACCGACTACGTGCTGCTGACGGCGACTGCGGATCCGGTTGCGCCGGGTCCGGTAACGTCCGTCAGTGTTGATGTGTCGACGCCGTCTGAAGCCGAGTTCGGCTGGACCGCGCCCAACTCGTCAAACTACTTCGCCTGCCGCATCTACATCAACACCGTGAACGACTTGGGCACGGCAACGCTTGCGGCGACCGAATACGGGCCGCCGAGCGCTACCGACTTGCGCGTCGTCACCTCGCTAGCGGCGGGCACTTATTACGGCTGGCTGCGGTCGATCAACCCGTCTGGAATTCCAGGCACGGCGGTCGCGACTGGGTCGTTTGTCGTCACGTAACGCGCCGAAAAAACGACAGCACAATTTAAATTTTCCAGCCCGCCCTCGCGCGGGCTTTTTCTTTACATGGAGAAAGCATGGCGACCGCAGCAACCGTGTTTCGCGATTATGAAACTGATGGCGTACCGGCCTCCGGTTCCCACAAAGTAAAAAAGTCTGATGTTCGCGGCCTGCTTACTGGCTACGAAACGATCATCAACGCATTCACGTCGAATGGCGGGCTGGTCTTCACCCTTCGAGCCAGCCTTGACGCCCAGCTTACCTACCCGGTCGGGACAATGGCGTGGGTCATTGGCGATCCGGTGGTGGCGAACAACGGCGTCTATCAGAAGATTGGGGCATCGGGCACTGGAACGTGGAATCGCGTCGCCGATCTGCCGTTCTCGTTCATCATTGCGAGCGACGTCGGCGCAGGCACTGCGAACGCCATCCAGGCGACGACGAGTATTCCTGTTAGTTCGTCCGCGCTCATTTGGATGAACGTCTTTGAGGCGAACACAGCGACGCCCGTAACGGTCTCGTTCAACGGCGGCTCTGCGCTTACAGTCAAGACCAACAGCGGCAACGACGTCTCTGTCGGCGGCTTGACTTCCGGCATGATCGTGCTGGGCATTGTGTCGGGATCGACATTCCGGCTGGTGAGTGATCAGGCGTCCAGCGCGATTCTTGCTGCCGCGGAGGCAGCCAAGGCCGCGGCGGAGGCTGCGCAGGCAGCGGCGGAAGCGGCCGCCGCGAGCGTCAACATCAAGAACGTTGCAACGCGCGCTGCACTGAAGGCGCTCAACACTGCCGTGACCACGCTTGCCTTCCTTGGTGAAGGCGGCCGAAACGGCATCTTCAAGTGGACTTCAGGCGACTTCTCGACGCAAATCGCAGCAGACACCCAAGAGGGCATCTACATCAAGGCAGACGCTATCGCGTCGACCGCAGGCGCATGGGTGCGCCAGTATGATGGCTTGGTCAATGTCAAATGGTACGGTGCGGTAGGCGATGGAGTAACGAACGACACCGCCGCATTTATCGCTGCGGGCTTGCTGACGGGGCAAGAAGTTATCGTCCCCTATGCGTCTGCTGGTTACTTTGTGCAGGGAACGATACCGATCAATTGCCGCCTCGCCGGCGAAGGCAAGCCGACGATCAAGCTGACGACGGCCGGCGGCGTGGACGCAAACGGCGACAAGGGACTCTGGCTTAAGAGCGGATCCAGCATCAAAAATTTCCGCATTGAGCGGACGCCAACGGCCAGCGCGATCAGCGGAGAGTTCAACAACGCCATCGTGGTCGGAGAGTACGCCACGAGCGGGACAAGCTACGCCAATATTGAGATTGACAACGTTGATCTCGTTGGCATTGAAGGTGGCGTTGGTCGCCGCAGCATCATGGGGATTTACGGCAACGTTCGCGACAGCAAGTTTTCCAACATGCGCATCGTCGGCCTTGTCTCCTATGGCATGATGATCCATTGGGGCGGGAACTTTGACCCGGCGCTGCCTGATACAGGCACGGTTACTCAGTCGTGGCACCCGCGCCGCATCACTATCGAAAACGTCTTTATGGATAGTTTCGATCCCGATAACGGCCTCGGGGGGCTCTATCTCTCGGGCGCACATGACATCACCGTGTCTCGCGTTGCTGTACATGATTGCCGCTCGCCGTTCACGGTAGCCGCTGGCGACGTGGGTGGGCTGGTCGCGCAAGGCGAAAGCGCTAACTCGGTCTGCAAGAATATCCGCTTCGAGAATTGCGCCATCAAGAACTACGAAACTGTCGGCCTAATCATCGGCGGCGTCTCAGGCACTCGCGCCGGGTCTATCTGGAATGCGGCAAACGAGGACGTGTCCGTGGTCATCGATGGGCTCACGATTGAGCGCGGGCCACTTAGCACGGCGGGACGTGCGCTTGATTTCCGCATGTTCCAGAACATCGATGTTCGCGGTCTGAGTGTCACCCACCAAAGCGACATGTATTCCGACATCTTCACGCCGGCAGTGTTCGTGCAGGCGTGCAATGCGGTCTATGTGAAGGGCTACACCAACGTGCCGTTCGCGCACGAGGTGGCGGGCGGAACAAACGTCGTCATCGATACCGAAGACTATTGCTTGCGATCCGACTATGATTCCAATTGTATTGGTACTCGCCTGACTGGGCAGTCGGGGGCTCACACGCTGGGCGCTGCAATCGCGCTGAACGACACGACTGTAACCCTCACAGACCTTGACTTTGACGTTGTCGCCGGATCGACCATTACGATATCCGGGTCCACGATGACGATCACGAGGGCGGCGGCGACTTCCGCGACGTCGATCGTGCTGTCAATTACTCCTAGCCTTGTCGCAGCGGCGAGCTCCACGGCCGCAACAGTAGAGAAGGCGACCAAGAACATCGATATCAAGGGATTTGCCGATCGGTTTCAGTACGGCGTTTACTTGATCAACACGAACAGCGGCCATGCCGAGAATGTGAACATCTCTAAACGGTTCTTCCGCTCAGGGTTGCACGACATCTACGTCCGTGCAGCCAGAGGGGTAAAGATCGTCAACTGCGCTTTCTACGAGAGCGGGCAGACAGATGTTGCAGCGTGCAACAATGTCAGAATGATCGACGCGTCCACTGATGTCAGCATTGAAGGCTGCACCTTCGAAGACAACGAGAGCGGCGCTACGAAGGCTCGGCACAACATCTATCTGTTTGGCGATTCCGTCGGCTGCTCGATACGCGGCAATGCGTTCTTTCGGGCGTCCACGTCGGCAATCAACAAGTTCGCCCCATCGACTGGAACGGATATCGACCACAACATCGGTGATAACTGGTTCGGGCCGCTGTTGGCCGCGCGCATTTCTGGGACTTCTGGCATTGCGACGGCCAGCATGGGAGACCGCAAGGTAGGCTTCGGAACGGCAGCCCCGACGACGGGTAGTTGGAGCCAGGGCGATATCATCTGGTCGAAGAGTGCGGCGGCAAGCGGCAAGGCAGGCTGGATTTGCGTGACAGCAGGATCGCCGGGTACGTGGAAGACGTTCGCTGCGATCGATGCCTAAAAGGTAAGTGCTATGGCCGACTTAGAAGATAAGACGCTGAATGAGCTCGTTAGTGGACCTCTGTTGGCGTTTGCCAAAGAATTGCGGCAGGCGGCTGAAACGAGCTCAGAGTGTTCGGCTCAATGGCAGGCGTTCGATTGCAGTGAAATACTGGCAAGGGCTGCCGCACTGCTTGAGAAGCTTGACCGGGACATAGAGTCGGAATTGTACGATCCGAAATATATCGAATAGTGTGTCACAAGACGCCTTCAGGCCGCCATCGCCTGAGATATCCGCCTGAAGGCCGCATGAACGTCAATGCGGTTCTCCGAGTGCGGCTGGATGCGGCTCTCAGCCTTCGCATCTTCGAAAGACGGAAGGAACTCTAACGGGTCCGTCGTGTCCATCCCGGCGAACTGATCGTAAGAGTAGTTCCACCACTCAGAGGCGAGAAGACGCTCAATCAAGGGCTCGGGGAACCGAAACTTCTTGATCTCTGCCGGCGCTCCCGCGACGACGGCATAGGGCGGCACGTCCTTGGTCACGATCGAGCGAGCGGCAATAACCGCACCATGCCCGATCGTGATCCCCCGCTTGATCATGGCCTCTTGGCCTATCCAGACATCGTTGCCGATAACGGTTGATCCGGTATTCACACCCCGCGGCGGCGTCTTCGGCGCCGCATACCCCTTGTCCCGTTCAAATTGGGCAAAGGGCGCAATCGGCGAATAATCGAACCCGGACATGCCAATGCGCCCTTGCGGGTGGTTGCTCGCGATCGGCGCCGCTTTCTCCGCAATGGCGCAATACCGACCGATTGTGAAGCAGTCGGGCGGAAAATAGCTCTTGCTATAGGAGAAGGCTCCGACGGCCGAAATCTTCGGGCCAACATGCACGGCGCTGTACGGCTCGACCATCGCCCTGCCGCCTGCGTTGTAGTTCATGCCGACCCGCAGCCACGTTGAATCGTAAAGCCCGCCAGAGTTCAGGAAAATCCTGTTCTCTCGCAGAAATTCGACATGCTCGGCTGTGATCGTGATCTGCATAGTCCCTCCAATCGGTGACGGCATTTTTCAGCAGAAACAACCGAAGAGCGCAACCCATGCGGCTCTTCTTTCCACCACACAGGAGACACCAATGGATCGCGCGAAATTCTTCGCGGCGGTGCGCTCGCCCCTGTTCGCCGGCAAGATGACCGAAAAGCAGGTGCAGGGCGCTGACGCCATTCTTGACGAGGCAGAGCGGCGCGGCACACCGTTGGCGCATCTGGCTTACATGCTCGCCACGGCGCTGCACGAGACGGCCAAGACGATGCAGCCGATTGCCGAATACGGCAAGGGGGCTGGCCGCAAGTACGGCGTGAAAGGCAAGTACGGGCAGGTTCCATATGGGCGCGGCTATGTCCAGCTAACGTGGGACTCGAACTACGAGCGCGCCGATAAGGAGCTTGGCCTGAAAGGCGCGTTGCTGCGCAACTTCAACCTCGCCATGCGGCAGGACATCGCGGCAAAGATCATGTTCGTCGGCATGACCGAAGGCTGGTTCACCGGCAAGAAGCTGGCGGATTACATCGGTGCGCGGGTGGACTACGTCGGCGCGCGCCGCATCATCAACGGCACGGATAAAGCGAAGACGATCGCCGGCCATGCGACTGTGTTTGAGAAGGCGCTGAAGGCTGCGGGCTACGGCACGCGGGTCGTTGCGCCGGCAAAGGGCGGCTTCTGGGCTGCGCTAGTCAATATCATCATCAAAATTCTAAGGGGTGGAAAATGATTGCCGCCTATACCCGAATCGCGCTCCGCCTCTTCTTCTTCTGGATGGTGATGCGCGGCTACGTTTCGCAGGAAACCGCAGACACCTTTCTTCTTGACGAAGAGATGATCCGCGACGTTGAGACCACGGTCGGCACTGTCAGCTTCGCGCTGGTTGAGCTCTGGCACATCCTTGAAGCCAAGTGGAAGGCGGCTACGGCCGCCAAAGAATAATGCTGGCGCTCATCCGCTGGATAGCCGGCAAGCTTACCGGCGACCTAGTCGGCGCGCTCGAGCGGGCTCACGCAGACCGCCTTGCCGCAGCAAACGACGCACAGCGCATCGCGGCCGACATCAAAATCAAAACCATCGAAGCCAAGATGGCGGCTAGCGCCGAGCAGGCCGCCGTCATCAAGCAAGGCATGCAGCATAAGGTGTTTTGGATACCGTGGCTGCTAGCTGCCGTGCCGTGCGCTGCGTGGTTCGGATGGGGCATGGCGGATAGCCTGGCAAACGGCGCGCTGCCTGACGTGACAGCGCTGCCGCCGCAACTAAAGGAATACGCCGACGTGGTTTTCGCGAACATCTTCTATGTCGGCGGCGGAGTTGCTGGCGCGCAGATACTGGCTGGGGTGCTGAAAAGATGACCGGCGACAACTGGCTTTCCTACGTTGGCCCGCTCGTCGGTCTCTTCGGCCTCATCCTGACAATTTGGTGGAAGGTGGAAGGCAAGATTTCTGCGGCAAGCGACAAAGGCGACAAGGCGATTGCTGACCTAGCTGCCCACAAGCTGCACGTTGCCGAGACCTATATCACGAAGCAGGGGATGCGCGAGGCCACGGAGAGCATCATGGAGGCGATCAGCGGCGTGAAGCTTGCCGTTGATCACATGACTGTGCGCGTTGATCGCATCGTTGAGAATCAATCCAAGTCGCGCACTTCTGCGCGCACTTAACTCCCCGGAGACCTTACTATGGCAACCGAACTTCTGGCGGTCGGGGCGACCGCGGCTAACTCGTCTGATCTGGTGGTTGCTTCTGGCTCCACTGTTACCATCGGCATGAAGGGCGCAACATCTGGCGAGGCGCGCGTGCGCGTCCAGTTGAAGGACGATGCTGGCGGCTACACCGACGTGTCGGAAATCACTCCGTTTAGGCCTGCGCTAGCAATCACGGCGCCGGGCACGTACCGCTTTGCTCGCGTGGCTGGTGCGACCTGCGGAGTTTTCAGTGCTTAATTCGGGTGGCTTGTTTGCGCCGCTATTTAGTCCTGTCGTGCAGCGCGTGCACAGTCGGAGGGGAGTGGCTGCGGGCATAGCCAAAGTGCTCGCACACCGGCTCTACGGGCCTGGATACAACACGGGGTCGGCGCCCCCTACTGGCGACGGCACGCAGAAGACCTACGCGGCCTCGTACGTCAATTTGTCAGGCGTTCCGATGAAGAACGTGTCGGTGGTGCTCCAAGGTTGGACGCTTAGGACGACGGAAGGCACGACGGACACCGGCAACGATTTTACGGTTACGGGCAGCATCGAGTACCCGGTAGGCACGATCATTGCGACAATTCCCGAAACGGTTGTCACGAGCGGCGCCAACGTCGAAGGCGCAGAATTCGAGCTCCCGACCGAAATACCGACAAACGGAACGTGGCGGATCAACCTCGCCTCTACCGTACCGAATGGCCAGAAGTACATCGTCAATCTAGGCTTCGCTGGCGTGCGCGTGCACACGGCCAACCGCGCCGCATTGAAGAAACTGGCGCTGTACGCTGTCGGCGACAGCATCATGACGAACAACAATGGCGCCGCATACAACGCCGCGAACACGCGCTGCCCGTGCTACCAGGCTAGTATTTCTGGCGCTCGGGCGAGCTTCTATGGCGCGAATAGCGCGCAGTTCTTCCAGCGGCAGGCTGATTTGGCTGGGAAGCTAGGAATTACTCACTTCCTGTCCAACTTCGGCACAAACGACTTCGGCGCGCTTTCGACCGTCGCGGACATCCAAGGCTACCTCCTCAACATGAAGGCTGCCGCGTCCGCCAAGGGCGTGAAGTTCGCGCAGGCAACGATGTGCCCGCGCACGAGCAAACTTGCTGCGGTGACGCCAACCTCTGTTACATCTTCTGGCAACAACATTATCTGCGCGGTGGCGGACCCAGCCTTATTTGTCGTCGGCAAACCGTACACCATCGCGGGCGCCACGCAGACCGAATACAACGGCTCCAAGATATGCGTCGCCAAGGATGCGACGACTGTCACATTCCTGTTTCAGGGGTCGGGCACCTCGCCGGCCACGGGCACGATCACAATAAATCCATGGAAGGACACGTCTTCTGCGGAGTGGATGACGGCGTGGTCTGGAAACTCTGCAGCCTTCCAGCCGGGGGGGGACTCACCGCGCGGATTGTTCAATGCATGGGTGCGCAGCGGCGCGGTTGACGACTACGTTGAGTGGGCCGATGCTTGCGAGCCTTCTCGAGACAGCGGACGCTGGCTTGTCGCTGGTGAGAACGCAAACTTGCCTGACGTCCAGCTAATCACGGTCAGCAGCGTCATCAGCACATCCCGGTTCAACTCGAACTACAGCCGGGGCACATCGACGATACCGAATGGCTTCTTGCAGGCCATTACAGGAAACAATGCCGGCCACGTTAGAAGTGGTAACGGCAACACCAACGGCGACGTTACTGCGTCGTCAGCTTGGACAAATACGCAAACCATCGGCGATACGCTATACGCGATTCCCGGTGTTTCCTACATGTCGGATGACGGCACGCACCCGCGTGTGTCGGGTGGCGGCAAGGGCGGCCAGACGCTTTTGGACAACGCGACGGCTGCGTGGATCGACGCCAAACTAGCCTAAACAACAACAAAATGCTGCGGTTCCTTGCCCCTCCATTTCTGGAGGGGCTTTTTTTATGTTCAGCGTTCTTGTTCTCATTTTGTTCTGACGCTATTTCTGGCCTATGGTCGAGACGATTGGCGAAGCATTCAGCCTCGGATGGCAACTCAAGGCGCGGTGCGCGTACGGCAGCCGCGAAGGCTTGAAGTCGGTTCGCCGCTGCACATGGACCTACGATCTCGACATGCTGACGCTCGTTGCCACGCGCGGGAGAGACTTCCCGCTTGCTCTCTTGGCCAGCCGGCTGAGGTGCCCGCGGTGCGGCTCGCGCGCGGTGTCATGCCGCCGTCTGACGAGGGCAGACGGCGAGGCGCAGCGTAGGCTTGACAAATTTGTAAAACACCATTAGTGTGCACTCACGATGCGCTCACCACGCGCACGCCGTCGCAACGGCCACCAACCAGCGGCGCCACCACCAGCAAGAGGAGACCTGCCACGATGAGAAGACTTCTCTACGCATCTGCATTCCTCGCTACAGCCGCCGCTGCGTTCTTTGCGCCGGATGCGGCTGCTTATATCAATCCCTCAAACAAGCCAGCCACGTCCTCCGTCGTGAAGGTCATAGTTAGTGATGGCCACGGATCGGCCGTTCATATCGGCAACGGCTCGTTTCTGACATCCACTCACGTCGTCGAAGGCAAGAAGACCGTCTCGCTGAAGACCAGCAGCGGCAAGACGCTGGGCGCCAGGGTTCTCTGGTCCAACAAGGAATATGAAATCGCGATGCTGACGGCCAACGGGGCCGGCGTCGACGTATCTAATCTCACTTGCCGCGAAGCTGAGGTTGGCGAGCCAATCCGCGCCGTAGGTAATCCGATCGAATTGGAATTCGTGTCCGCATGGGGCCGCATCAGCGGGGCGCGGCGAGAGATCGGGCCGCTAAAGTCAGCGTACGTATCAGACCTGACGACGGTCATGGGAATGTCTGGCGGCCCGGTTTTCGACATGAGCGGCGACATTATCGGCATCAACGCAGCCGTTCAGCTTGCGAGCATTGAAGGAAGCACGACCTTGACTGGCTTCGGCTTCGTCGTGCCATCCAAGGACATTTGCGCCCTTCTCGGGAGGGCAGCATGAACGCCACCACCGCAAAACTCATCGTCCTCAACACCTGCTGGGCCGCGCTCGTCGTCTGGGCAGCCGTGATGGGCTACGTGCAATTTGTCTTCACGCACGACATTAGCGGCCTGTCGTACATCATCTCTGCGCTGCTTGTCGTAGCCATCGCAGCTGCATTCGCAGGCCGCGTCAACTTCCTGCCGCACGCCAAAATCTGGTTCGTGATGCTCGGCCTGATAGGCAACATATGCGGCTTCATCGTCGCGCTGCAGGGTATGGCGGGCGGTTCGCTCACTGACGCCGACGGCCTGATGAAACTCGCGACGGCCCTGCTTGACGGCATGTCGGTTGCGTTCTGTTCCACGCTCGTCGGAGCAATAGCTGCACTGTGGACCAGCACTAACGGCTGGCTGCTTGGCTTGGCGGCAAGCGAATGATCCGGACGCTCATCCAAGACGTTCTGCTGGCCATGCTGTTAGGCGTCGCCGCTGTCATCATGTTCGTGCTGCCTTCCATCAACCCGCCAGCGGCAGCCAAGGATCCGATCGACATTCCAGGCAACCTAGTCGCCACGATCGTCTGGCCGGAAGGGCCGACAGACGTTGATCTCTGGGTCGCCGGCCCAAGCGATAGGGCGGTTGGCTACAGCAACAAGAGTGGGCGTATCTGGTCATTGCTGCGCGATGATCTCGGCACAGCCAACGACAGCACACCGATTAACATGGAATCGGCATTCACACGTGGCCTGCCAGACGGCGAGTACGTCGTGAACGTTCGGTGCTTTGGCTGCGCCGGCCGCGTGCCAGTGCCCGTTAACGTCGAGATACGGCTAGCCGACGGCGCAGTTGTTTGGCGCGGCTTTGTGGATCTCGTCGCGGACAAGCAGGAGCGAACGGCGCTCCGCTGGCTGATGGCGGGCGGCGCCGTTGTGGTCGGCAGTGAAAGCCAGGTCTTCAGGGACATTAGAGGAGAAGGGTGATGGTGGAGTTTGCAAAAAACTTTGTGGTTGGCGCTGTCTTATTCGGCGCCCTGATCGGCGGCATAATAGGCGCAATCTATGGCCTTTTCAGCTTCTTCTATTGGCTTTCTGGTGGCGAATTGTGGGGCTTGCCGCTGTTCGTAGTGGCATCACTTTCGCTGACGGCAGGGGCGTCGTTTGCCGCCCATGAGGCAGCAAAGCAATGACCCCCGCCATCACACTCTGGCTAGCCTTCGTCATCGCCGCTGCGGCAATCGCCTGGTTCGGTACATACCGCCAAGCGCTATGCCTAGCCCTCGTCACCCTCTTAACACTCCCGGCAACCATCCTGCCGCTTGGCCACGCAACGCCACTAGCACCGCCGCAGGGGAGATACGCAGTTCTCGGCGCGCGCATCGACGTTGATGAGGCGATCTGGGTTCTTTTGGACTCTGGCGCAGGGCCGCCGAAATACTACAAACTGCCATTCACAACGACGGCCGCGAACGATCTGCAGAAGGCCATGGACATGGTTGTCGGCCAAGAAGGCGGCTCTGTCAGCATGACGATGGGTGAGGGTGGCTCGCCGGGGTTCTCGGAAGAGACGCCGGCCGGTGAGCCGCCGAAGCAAGCGGAAAGGGCGCTGCTGCCGTGAACGACCTAGCCTGGGAAGCTTTGAAAATCGCCATGTGCGGCGCTGCGGCGTTCGCACTGATCTGCGCCGTTTGCGCGTATGGATGTTATCGGCTGGGGCCGGAGGAGGATTGATGCAAGAACGATACACGATGGCGCAGGACAACGACTGCCACTGGTACGTCATTCCGGTTGCTTCGCAACAGGAATGGAATGAGTGGTGCGACATCCCGTCAGATGATGAGCGGGCATGGGAGCCACCAGAATTCGCGAAGCAAGTGGGCGGCTGCTACAGCCTCGTCACGTTCACAAATCCGGAGATCGCATGAACCTCACCACCGAACAACTCGAGGAAAGAGTCGCCGCCTACAAATCGTACGGCAGCCAACGGCTGGCCGCGCAGGCGCTTGGCATCGGCAAATCGACGATGGGCGACAGTCTCAAAGTGGCTGCGGAGCGGGGGCTGTTGGGGACGAAGCCGGTGTTGCCGGGATTCCGCCTAACGAAAACAACCGCCGTCACTAACGAGCACGGCGACGTCGTGCGAGAGTTCATCCAGCAGCGGCCAGAAGCTGGTGCCGAATTCGAGCTCCCGGCTGGCCACACCATCAAGGGCGTGTCGGCGCTTGTCGATCCTGCCGGCCGTGTGATGCAGCAGTGGGTGAAGACGCGCAACGAATATGCGCCGCAGGACATTGCGGCAATCCTCAAGGACGCCTTCACCGATGTACCGCCAGCCGAGCCTGTCGTCGCCTCGTCGATCGTCTCCAGCGACCTGCTGACGCTCACGCCCCTTGCGGATTTCCACGTCGGACTCTTCTCTTGGGCCGGCGAAACCGGAACCAATTGGGACTTGAAGATTGCCGAGCGGGTCATAGGCGACGCAATCGAAGACTTGACCGATCGCACGCCGCCAAGCGCGCACGCTATCGTTCTGGGTGGCGGTGATCTGCTCCACAGTGACAACAACGAGAACAAGACGGCGCGCTCTGGCAACGTTCTTCAAGTCGACGGCCGTTACCAGAAGGTGCTGATGACGGCCTGCCGCCTTGTCGTGCGGACGATTGACGCCAACCTTAGACGACACGGCCACGTAACGGTGCGCATCCTGCCGGGCAACCACGACGAGCACGCATCTGTCGCGGTCGCCTACTTCCTGCTTGCTTGGTATCGCAACGAGCCTCGCGTGACAGTCGACGTCGATCCGTCGCTATTCTTCTGGTTCCGTTTCGGCAAGGTGCTGCTCGGGGCCACGCACGGCCACACCGTCAAACTGAAGGACATGGCCAGCATCATGGCACACCGTCGCGCCGAGGACTGGGGAGCAACCCGCCATCGGTTCGTTCATGGCTTCCATATCCACCACTCGAGCAAGTTCGCGACCGAAGGCAACGGCGTCATTTCGGAATCGCACCAGACTCCGACGCCGCAGGATGCTTGGCACTTCGGCGCGGGATTCCTGTCTGGCCGCAGCATGCAGGCGATCAGTTACCATCGCGAGTTTGGCGAGGTGTCGCGCGTGCGGGTCGCGATGATGGATGCGGCAAATGACAACGAGCCCGCAGAGCAGAGGAGGGCGGCGTGATAACGCTGATTTCAACTGCTTTGGCGATCATCGTTGTGATGGTCCCGATTGCCATAGGTATCTGGCTCTTACCCAGATGATCTAACCACCACCTGCTGCCGGCTCACCAAACCGGCAGCAACCACCACAGAGGAGACTGAAATGATGATCCATGTAGATGAGCAAGGCCGCGTAACTCCTGCCAACGACAACTACTCCCACGCCGCCGCCATAAACCTGTTTGCGGCCGACTGCCACGCAGCAAGCCGCAAAGCTGGCTGGTACACCGACCCGCACACCGGCAAGGCGCTAGAGCGCAACGTGCCGGAAATGCTCTGCCTGATACACTCTGAGATCAGCGAGGCGATGGAAGGATTCCGCAAGAATCTAGCCGACGACAAGCTGCCCCATCGCAAGATGATTGAAGTCGAGCTCGCCGACGCCATGATCCGGATTGGCGACCTTGCCACGTATCTCGGCTTGGATGTCGGCGGCGCGATCGTCGAGAAGATGGCGTTCAATGCGCAGCGGGAGGATCACCGCTTAGAGAACCGGCTGAAGGCTGGCGGGAAGGCGTTTTGATGAGCATTTCCATATCACCAGAAACGACTGGATCCGGCGACAGACCGCCGCTCCCGCGCGGAGTTATAACCTCTCCGCAAAAAACTTATAACGCCGCAAACGACAACGCACCGCGCCTCGGCGACTTCATGCAGGTTGCCTCCGGCCGCAAGTTCTGGCCGATGGACCCTCGCAGCGACGAAGTCTTCATCGAGGACATCGCGCACAGCCTCAGCCTGCAATGCCGTTATGCTGGCCACTGCCTGCGGTTCTACAGCGTCGCCGAGCATTCGGTGCACCTTGCCCGCCATCTGCGCTGGCAAGGCGTAGACGTGTCGCTCTGGGCCTTGCTGCACGATGCTTCGGAGGCGTACCTCGTCGACGTCCCGCGCCCAGTGAAGCCGTACCTGCCAGGATATAAGGAGGCTGAATCCAGGGTGATGGCGGCGGTGTGCGAGCGTTTTGGGCTTGCCGCTGAAATGCCGCCGCAGGTGCATGAATCCGACAACCGCATCATCGCCGATGAAGTGGCCGCCAACCTCGCGACCATGGACTGGCACGCGCGCTACAACGAGCCGTTGGGCGTAAATATTCGGTGCTGGTATCCGGAGCAAGCCCGCGAGGAATTTCTCGCAACTTTCGAGGCGCTGATGGACTGCAGGGCGAGGGGGATGGAGTGAACATTTACCGTTACCGCTTCAACTGCGTTTGTCCGAGCGACCAAACAACGGTCACTTATGATCTGACGATCACGTCACCCGGCAAGGTTCTGGCGGAGGACATACGCACCATCTGCGATGCTGGCCCATCACACCAAGAGGATTTGGCCGACAAGCTTGCTGCGCTTGGCGGAGAGCAGGTCATAAGAGCCATTCACCAAGGTGTTGAGATTGAAACGAGGCGACCGTGACAATTCACTATCACGGCACGCCGCTAACCCCACGCACTGAATTGTGGAAGATGGCTGGGAAGCACTTCTGTGTTTCCTTCGCCAATCCCGGCGATGCCGATTGGTGCCTGCAGCACGGCCAGTCCGTGATGTGGGACAACGGCGCCTTCACACTGCGCAAGCGCGGAGAGGCTAACTGGCCGAAGTATTACGCATGGCTGGAATCTCGTTTGGGCCACCCGCACTGGGCGGTCATCCCTGATGTTATCGATGGGGAGGTTGAGCAGCAGCGCGAACTCGTTGCGCAATGGCCGTACCCGAAGCACCTCGGCGCGCCGGTTTGGCATATGGCGTTGCCGACAGACTACCTACTGGAGCTCGCCGAAAACTGGCCGCGTGTTTGCTTTGGCTCGTCAAAGCAATACTGGCAGGTAGGCTCGCCAGACTGGGAGCGTCGTGCCGACGAGGCGTTCAACGAGCTCGAAAGAAGAGGACTTAGGCCGTGGGTGCATATGCTTCGCGGCTTGGCAATGTGCGGCGATCGGTGGCCATTCGCCAGTGCAGATAGCGTTAACGTGGCCAGAAACTTCAAGGACAGTTCGACGTGCCCAGAGAGAATGGCTCGCCGGATTGATGCAGTGCAGTGCCCGCCACGGTGGGTAATCAAACCCGCAAACGACAACATAGGAGACCTATTCAATGACATCGCGTGCTAACACTGGCGGCTACGAGCCGCGTTTTACCATCGAACGCACCGACGGCAAGCCGATTGCCGCAGACCGCCGCTATATGGTTCTGTCTTTCGACGGCAGCGACCCTGAGGCAGTCAAGGCTCTCGAGTTCTATGCGGACTTGAAGACCGCTGCCAACCCGGATCTGGCAGCCGACATCCGAGCTAACATCGCCGACCCCGCCAACGCGCCGGCTCAACACCGCTATGCGTAAGGTGGCTCTGCTGGTGGCGGCTTTTGCCGCCACCGTCCCCGCCGCCAATTGGATGATTGGTAACGTCGGGACGGTCTGCATTCAGAGTGGTCCGTGCCTCCTGCCTGTCGGCTTCGGACTGACCGCGCCTTCTGGCGTGTTGCTTGTCGGCCTTTCGCTTGTGCTTCGCGACATGGTGCATGAGGCGGGCGGCATTCGAGCATCACTGCTGGCGATTGCTATTGGCGGTCTGCTGGCATGGTTCGTCGCCCCGACTGCCTTAGTGGTTGCGTCTGTCGCTGCGTTCGTTTTGGCAGAACTTGCCGACCTACTGGTTTACGCGCCGCTGCGTGAGCGTCGTCTTGGTCTGGCCGTTCTAGCGAGTGGCGCAGTTGGCGCCGTGGTAGACAGCGCCGTCTTTCTGACGCTTGCGTTTGGCTCGTTGGACTTCCTTGCCGGCCAGGTTGTCGGCAAGCTCTGGATGAGCCTTGTTGCCGTTATGTTAATTGCTTATCGCAAGAGGGCGGTAGCAGCATGACCTACCAATTCCACGTCGGCCAGCAGGTCGTCTGCATCGATGACAAGGTGCCGCTCGAGGGCGGCGCCGTTGTCAAAGACGCAGCCATCACGGAAGGCCAAGTCTACACGCTTCGGTGGGTAGGAATGGCCAGCCATTACGTCTTCGGCTCGTATCTGGGAGTCAAGCTTGAAGGCGTCGACAGCAAGTTCGGCGAGGCGTGGGGCGTGAAAGACGCGCCGTTTGCCGCTCGTCGCTTTCGGCCGCTCGTCAAGGATCGGATGGCCAGCTTGCGAGCGCTGCAAAACCCAAACCAGCCGATTGCACCCGCGCCGGAAGAGCCGAAACGGCGCGTCACCACAAAGGAAGAGGAGAAGGCATGATCGACAGCGACAACTGGAGCCCCTGGCTCGAAAGCGGCGACCTTACGCACGTTCCGACCTACACCACGCCTTCCGAATTGCGCGCGCTCGGCGCGGCAATCGGGAAGTATCCGGAAATGCAGCAGGTGGGCACGCTCCACCTCCCACCCAGGCCAGCCAACGACAACTACCCCCGCCTGGTGGCACTCACTGGCGCGGCTGGCAGTGGCAAGTCGACAGCGACCAAGTTCCTCGTCGAGCGGCACGGCTATACGCTGGTGAAGTTCGCTGGGCCGTTGAAGCGGATGATGTACGCGCTGGGGCTAAAAGAAGAGCAAGTCGAGGGTGACCGCAAGGAATCGCCTTTGGCGCTGCTTGGCGGCAAGACTCCACGCCACGCCATGCAGACCATTGGCACTGAATGGGGCCGAAACTGCATGGGCGAAAACTTTTGGGTCAATCTTTGGCTGGCCCACGCCGAGACGGCCATTGACGAGGGTGGCCGCGTAGTCGTCGACGACTGCCGATTCCCGAACGAAGCGCAAGCCGTGCGCGAACTTGGCGGCATGATTCTCAAGCTGGAAGGCAGGGGCGGCATTGCCGGCCAGCATGCCAGCGAGGCTGGCTGCGGCCAGCATGACGCGGTTGTCACGAACGACTCGTGTATCACCGAACTCTACGCTGCGGTGGAACAGGAAGTGAAGAGGTGGGCGGCGTGACGGCACTCCGCTGGTGGCTGTTCAAGCAACTCTCTGCGATCGGCTGGCGAATATGCCCCGAGCCTCATAGGTCGCGCCTACAGGACGCCATGCCGACTTGGCAACAGGTCGGCTAACAATCAACCCGTCTGCTCCCGCAGGCGGGTTTTTCTTTTCCACCAACCCCTAAAAAAATATCCCCACCAAACCCAACCGGGCATGCGGCTCATAAAGCAGTGCGGGGCAGTCTCTCGTCGGCGCGTTCGCGTGTCCCTCGCGCTCGCTTGCCGTCGTTTTTAGCGCAGGCCGTTAAACGACATGGTTTCGGCCCACCCATCAGCGCCTACCTGTCCCAAGTCAGCCGGCCCGTGGTCCAGAGACCTCATCATCATCGGGCAGGCGTTTTTCAGCCTGCATCCGAGGCACACCGTCTCAGTTCCCGCCATCGGCACCAGAGCGTCCGCAAGCATCCAGTGGTATCGACGCGGTCCTAATTCGATCTGCCTTACGTGGTATTGCTCCCTGCCTCTCTCAGTCCTGCTTCTGCCGATGACAATCGACGGCATCATGCCGGATCTGTGGTTGACGCATTGGCCTAATGCGAACTCCATTTCGTTTGTGTTCCTTGTGGGTGAGAACAGTAGATAGGAGCGCCAGGATACGCGGCGCGAACTCTAATCATGCAATAATCATAAGTAGTATTTAATCACAGCCCAAACCCCTCAACTCGAATCGGCGATTGGCGCCGAGCCAGGAGTTGAACACTAGCCATCACGACTAGCCGTGCGCCTTTAGCCGTCGCGACGGCCTGGACATACGGCCGCACGTCTGCGGACCGTGCGCACGCGTAACCGTGCACGACGCATCGCTCCTGGCCCAAAAGGCCGAGCGAGTGCGCCAGCCGCTAAGCTGCGCATGTGTTCAGCACACGCGCCTTGCGTGTGCCTAGTGATGGTCAGGGTGTTCAAGCCCGCAACGATTAATACGCCTTTCGGGCTAGCGTGCAACTAGTCCAACCGGACTAATTGCGACGAGCCCGAAAGTGTTGCGGGATGGTTACTGGTGCGTTGGTCGCGAGTCATCGGAGGGGAGATTTTGGGACAGGTGGAAGGGGAACGGGCGCGGAACACACGGTCTTATGTGCTGTACAGCTTTTGTACGTAACCGAGCGTTTTTCGGTGCAATTTCACGCTTTGTTCTGTACGCGCTTGTTGCGCTGCGCTGTCGGCGTAATCACTAAGTAGCTGAATTTATTGGGGCTTTATGGTGCTGCTAGAGAGATTTGAACTCTCGGCCTCTCCCTTACCAAGGGAGTGCTCTACCCC